TGAAATGCCCCATTTACCTTCTTTTTAATTGAATCTGTAACACTACTAGATGGTGTACCACCCGCTTTACCTATTTTTTCTAATGCATCTTCTGCATCAAAATAAAGCCCTAAACATTGAGCAGTTTCTATTGAATCCGCTTTCCAAATAATTCCATCCGTATCCTTATAACCATTAAAATATGATTTAATAGTAGAGGTTGATCCTCTTAGAACAAATGTTTCACCACCAACTTCTAAATATACTTCTGCACCTTCTCCTTTCCCCACCTGTATTTCTTTAGCGGTAGGAATTGGTCCTGCTTTTGTTAAAATAGTTGATCCATCTATTTTAACACCCAACAATCCAGCTACAGTATCAATTTTATTTGTTTTAACGACTACCTGTTCACCTGCACCATATTTTGGTTCATGTATACTATATTCTATTAGATCATCTAAAAAGGCTTTATGTTCAGAAAAATCGGTAAATGATTTCATTAGTTTCCTCTAAAATTTAAATACACTTTACTGATATATTTATAATACTAAATCACCCAACCATCGGTCCTGGTGGATCTGGTGGGGTATTTTGTCCTACGGAACTCATAAATGCATCCTTGTGAAGTTCGTGCCATCCTGCACAAGTTTCTTCATCAACCACATCAGCAAAGATGTTGCCGTATTGGTCTTCCATCACGTAGACCGCTTCTTCATCATAATGTATGCTTTTGTCCGTAATAAATAGGACATGGACCATCAACCCCATTTCAGGGAAAATGTAGTACTCATCAGGCAGAAAAGCCTTGAGTGTGGAGATAGGAATTCCTTTGTTTTTTTCTTTCCTATATTCTTCCAGATTTACAACTTTATCATCATTCAAACTTAAACTCCCCAAAATCTTTTTTGTTCTTTTTTGTAGATGTATCGAACACAGGAGTATCATCTTCTTTTTTTTCTACTTTGCCTGTATCTACCAAATCAGATTGAGATTTATCACCTAAGTCAAGAAGTTTCATTTTTGCTCTGTCTATTCCAACCAAAAATTTCTTATTGACGGTTGGATCACCATAACGATTCTTTAACTGTTTAACCAATATTTGATTAACTTCTTCCAACTTATCATTACTAATAATTGCAAACATGAAGTCAGCAGTTGCGGGAAGTCCAAAACTTTCACTCGTATCTTCTAATCCTACATCAGTATTTTGAAATCCCTGTCTATTTGTTTGTGTTGCTGACATGATTGGTACTTTAAATTCTACTGCCAATCCTCTAAGTTCTTCTGCAATCGACTTGATATAACTGTACGAATTTACATACTGTCCTGGTTTAATCCTTGAAGATGAACATATATTAATATAATCAACAAAAATAATATCTGGTTTAAAATTTCTCTTGAGATTCAATTCATTCAATAATGCCCTAAAATGATTTGTACTGGCTGCTGCCGTTGGATATTCTTTTACAATCAATCTACCTTTAATTTTATTCTTCAAATCTTCCATTTTCTTATCATACATTGATTTTGGAAGACTTTTCAAATCATCTAGTTTAATATTCAACAAATTTGCATCAATTCTTTCTGCAATTCGTTCTTCTGCCATTTCCAAAGTGATGTATAAAACATTATGTCCATGTGATATACAATTAGAAGAAAAATGACACATAAACAATGATTTACCAACACCTGTTCCGGCCATTGCAATATTCAATGTTTTAGAAGATAACCCACCTCCTGTTATTTTGTTGAAGTATTCAAGATCAAAAGGAATCTTCGTTTCAACTTTATGGTAAAAATCAAACCGATCATCAGAATCCAAAAGGTAATCGTGGCCGACATGAGGATCAAAAGAAATAGACAAAGCATCGGTAAGCAACTCAGGTATAGCACCTTTATCAGACTTAGATTTTTCGGGTTCATCCAATATCTTAATTGAACTAACAACGGCGTTATAGATTGCCTTGTCTTGGCAGAATTTCTCTGTTGTCTCCAATAACCATTGAATGTCCGGTTTCTCATCGTTTTGTCCTTCCAGATAGTCTATTAATCCTGTTACGTTTTCAAATTCTTCTTCCTTTAGTGGCGTATCATCTAATTCAATAATTAATGCCTCTTTGGTAGGTAAATTGTTGTATTTATTAATAAATATATCTATTTGCTCATACAGCAATTTATCTGTACGTTCCATAAAATATTCTTTACTGAGAAAAGGTAAAACTTTTCTCGAATATTCTTCGTTATGTATTAGATTTTTCAGTATCAGTGCTTCTACTCTTTGCTGCATGTTTGTCCATTTGTTTTTGTAAGATTTCTATTACCCATTCTCCTAATTTTTTCTCAAATTTGATGCCTTCCTTATCCGAAATTTTATCTGCATCTTCCGGTGGAACTTCAATTTCATATTCATATCGACAAGCTATTTCACTTTCTCCCAATTCTTGTTCCAATAATTTAAATGTTGTATATCTAATTATAGCACCATCGAATTTTGAACCATCTTGAACAATAAGACATAATGATTTATCTTCTGGATCATTAGGGTTTGTACATTCTTGATATGGTTTTCCTTGTGTTTCAAAAAAAGTATAACTCATTCTGCCTCAACTGTTTCTTCATCAAATCCACCATAGAGAAAAACTTTCTTGGCGTGATCATTTAACTTATCAAGGATTTCTGGTGTAAAATACTTTTCAGGATCACTTAAAATTGCTTTACCAAATACCTTAGAACCATCGGGCATTTCATATCTTGTAGATACTTTAGTAAAGATTCCTGCGTCTTCTGCTAATTCAATGAGTCCGTAATATCTATTCAACCCCTGATCATATCGTAAAAGAACATCTATTTTTTTATTTTCTTTGGTTAATCTTGATTTGTAATTTTTACAATGTATTACATTTCCAACAACATCTGTTCCATCTTTTTCTTTTCGTTTAGAAAGAAATACAATAGTTGATGCTGCATATTGTATTCCACTACCGCCACCCATCACATCTTGTGGAAACATTGTACCAACTTGTTTGTATGTATGATTAGTTACTAATAACGGAATTCCAGCTTTGCCCAGTTTCAATGTCAAGACTCTAAATGCTCCCTTGACTAATTGTGCCCGTGTCATGTCTTTGGTTTCCTTGCCATCTGAAATATCTGTTACTTCTTTTGTAGTAGATAGCATACCAAGAGAATCTAAACACATCATCAATGGGCGGTCTTCTTGTCCTTCTGAATGAGTTTCTACTACCTTGAGTGCTTGATGTGTAAATTCTTGAATCGTGGTGACAGGGAGAATTATCATCCGTTCAGGATCAATTTCCCTGTCTATAATCATCTGCTTAGTGAGAGCAGATTCAGACTCAAAATACAAAACACCACCGCTAGGATTATCTGCAAGAAACTGTTTGACAATACCCAAGACAAAAAAGGTTTTTCCAGTTGCAGTTTCTCCAGCAAATGCTGTAATTTTGTTTGTGGGTATTCCTCCATAAATATCTCCTGAAATTAATGCATTAAGAATGTAACTACCAGTATCTATATAACCTGAAACATCTCCAGCTTCTATACCATCAGAAACCTTTGATCCAAATTCATTGCCTGTTGCTTTCAATAAATCATCAAAATAATTATTCATTTTTTCTTTCTTTCGCTGTAATCATCTATTATTTCTAAGATATGGTGCCCATCTTCTCTTACGTGTTGAGCAAATTCATTAGCTTCACTCCAACTATTAAAAGTCATAATTGATATTGATTCGGGAATAATATCTACTGAATGAGTTAAATTTTTGAATATTGCAGTATTTTGTTCTTCTGCTCTTCGTTGTTTGTGTGTCTTTTTTGCATACCTTACTATTATACTTCCTGCCATGTTACCTCCATTATACACTACATAAAGAAATTGTCAAGACTTGAACGGCGTTCAGTATCCCAACCGATTACATCTAATACACCTTTTAGTGGTTCGATAAAAGCTTTTTCAAATTGAGTATCATAATCTATGTATTTTTCTAATTCAAATTCTTTTGGTAAACTATTTAATACTGAAATTACCTTATCCCCTGCAGGATTTGGATCTCTAAGATAAGTAAACTTAACTTTTTCTCCTTCCTTTATAGTGGGGTATTTTCTTGTTAATTTTTTGTTCTTGAGCATGTGATTATAAATTAAAGAACCTTTTACATGAATTGGTGTTCCTTTTTTATAA